GTATTTGAAGTTTTTATCCCTTGTTACCCCATCTGAGTTTTTAGTATCACTAAACAAAAGTATAGTAATACTAAACAAGGGTGCGGGTGTGTGGTGCGTTCAACTGAGCATTACAGGAAGGCAGTGTGTGGTGCATGGCTGGCAACTCAAGTGAAGTACAGTAGCGTACTGTACGAGGGTGCAGGGTGCGGTGTGGTTGTGCTGTGTGCCGAGCCATTGTGATCATGATCATGCCATAGCCTTCCGGGCCATAGCCTGCCATAGCCGAGAGGGCCGGAAGGGGAGGAATGGGACAGGGTTTCACGTGAAACAATGCCGATCTTCAACTGTCCTATTTGTGAAAAAAATAACATCTAGTTTTGAAATAAAGTGTTGCTTTTATTTGTGGAAGTGGTATACTAGTAGTAGGAAAGGCAGGTAACATAAAATGATGAAAATTCAGAAAGCATTAATCCAACAAGCATTGATCGCGCATGAAGCACAGATTGAAGACGAATATCGGGGTTATGAATATTCGGTTCGTTCTACTGATGTTAAATATTATTTAGGAAGACACTCTGGATATGTTGTGCAATGTGAATCTGTCCTAAATATTTCTGAAAAAGGCGTTCATGTCGCCATCGATCCTTATACTACTACTGTTTGGTTTAACGATGATTTAACGATTGATGAAATCATTTAAAGGGAGGAAAACGAAAGATGAATCAATACACGATGATTGAAAAGGCGTTATGCGAGCATAAAAAGCTATCTTTAGTCGGTGGCGCTCGTTTAGTCAGCATGTCAGTTGATATCTATGAGGATGCAGAATGCGAGGAAGGTGTACCTTGCATCGCTATCCGTGTTGAATCTATCAGTTGGAATTGCGGAACAAAGAAAGAATTGAGCTACACTTATTTAAGAAAGGACGGGTCATTGATTGGCTCGTTAAGGGCATGTTAAATGAATATTTATCAGAAGGCGTTGGAGTTACATTTGAACTTTATCAAGGAAAGACAATCTCAGTTAGAAACGGAGTACGGCATTTTGAACACGCAAATTAAGCGCGCCGACTTGGTAGAAAAGCTACGCATTGAAATCGTATCGACAGTTAAGGATTCAAAAGAGTTAGGCTATATCGATATGAGTACGAATCTATTAATTGAGGGCGAGGGGTTATCGGCGTTTGATGAATTTAATGGGAAGAAATCTATGGTATGGCATGTCATTAATCCATCTAATATGGATTTCTACAAAGAATTCGAGGAATTGTTAAATGAATAAGAAGATAGCAGATGAAGACATTCTTGCTTATATGATCGCAATGAACCGCTCACTGGTTGGAGCAATTGCACCCTTGATTTATTCCGGGGTTCTTCTGAATGATCATTTTGACGAGCAAGACAAGATCGAAGTGGCATCGAATTTAGATATGGCTCAGGAATTGAACGTCGGATTAACCCGGTTGGAAAGCTTTGATGAATGCTTAGAAAGGATAAAAAGAAATTATGCAGAATGAATTAATTATCGCAATCATGGAAAATTTGAATGAAATTTTAATGGACATGAAGACAGTTAGGTATTTTAATTTGAATGCTATCGTAGATATCGAGGTTCTCTATTACGCCATGCAAGCGTGGCTCATAGACGCGAAACCGTTTATTGAAATGTTTGATGAGAATTTAGATAAACAAGGCATTACTGACGTTATTGATTTTGTCAAGGAAATGAGGGAGGAAGTTGAAAATGGTGAAAATTCTACACAACGGAAATTTTCTTAACACAAAATGGAAAAGGCTCGATCAAGAAGCCTTACAAGAGTTAATTTGTTATTGTATAGGTCTTGGTTGGTTTTGCGAAAATATGGAGGTGAAAGAAGAAGCTGGCTTGATTGATAATAAAGTTACCAGCCGTCGAGCATGGCTATTGATCAAAGAAGCAGACAAACTAAACTATGAGCAACTGTTACTGCTAGAATTTAACGAATAGAAAACGATTGTAGAATACTCAACACTAGCCCCTTAATATAGGGGCTTTCAAATATTAATCCACCATTTTGGTAACTGGCTATGATTCGAGGAAAGTAAAATTTATCCGCCGATTTAAGATAGAGGATTGTATTGTTGGAGTGATCGTTATTTGTCATTGAAAAGAAAGGTGGCTGTGTCCGGTCAACGCTGGATGAAGCGTAAATATAATAGTCTTTGTAATCAATCCAAAACCCTATTTCCTGTCCTTGGTAGCAACAACCGAAGAAATAAATGGCGTTCTTTGGTTTCGATCCCATAAAGCTATTCTTTTCTTCTGCGAATTCGTTTCGTACAGCCATAGCGCCATAAGGGGACATTAACAGAAGCTTTCCGAAGTCACTTTCTTCCAGACTTTCGGCGTAGGCAGTCGCAGTGAATTTCTCGACCGTGATCAAGCCATTTTTAAATGTGTTGAATCGCTTGGATAGATCGGGCACAATTTGCCAATAGCTGAAATGCGGGTTAATGAGTGAGGTGGAGTTTCCAAGCGCGATCATCTTCACGCCTTTTCTCTTTCGGAAGATCGAACTGCAATAACTCATGAGCGCGTCGCCCTCATAGGATAAATAAAGCATTTTTGAACCTTTTTCGATTAGAAATTCATCATACACGACTAAATCAACATTCGGAAAGGTTGCACCCTTGACTTGACCGAAGGTGCTGAGCTGATCGGCAAAACCAAAAAATTCATCATCGCAATAAAATTTCTTATTCTTGACTTCCAGTTTGTGGTCGGGGAATTCATTCGCTATATCATCGAAAAAAGTATCAATTTTTTTCAACTCGCTTTTATACCGTCGCAGATAGATCGATTCTTTACGCTTATTTAACCATAGCTTGACCATTCGTTTCTTTGCGTCGTAGGTTTTTCCGTCACCTCGTGTTCCGATAACGTAATTAAACACACTGTTTCGTGACCATAATTCATCTGCATTGTAATAGATTGATTCAGATGAGTTTTTTTCAGATTTTTTTTCAAATTCAGTTGAGGTCATAAGCATTCCTTTCTAAAATTTTTTGATCGACTTTATTTTTATTCTATTGTTTCAATTTTATCTTTTGTTGAAAAGGATTTTAAAAAAGACCGGGGCATGATTTTTCAAACCCCGGTAAAATCCCCATTACAGAATAGTGATATCGAATCCCATATCAGACAAGGCATCAACCTGAGATAACGTCACTTGATTAATCATGATATCTACTTTAGATTCTGTTACCCATTTGTTCAAACCTCTTGCTTTGATGATTTCAGGGAAATTAATTTTGCTTTGGTTCATGTCAACGCGCCCGGCAATGCCGTTAACTTTACCATCACTGGAATACTGCCATAAATTATGTCGGACAGTCGGTTTGTTCGATGACCACTTCGCCACCCATAAATCATAAGGTTCTAAATCTTCCATTTTTAAAATGCTTTTAAAAACGGATTCGGAAGCGTAAATCCCAACGTAAAAACCATCATTCTGAATTTCCCGACAGAAGTTTTCACAGATGTTAGTATACAGTTGAGGGAATTTCGATAACGGTTTACCCTTATTCAGTTTATAATTGTCTGCATCTTCCATGTCAATATAGACAGGCAATTCCGGGTAAAGGTCATATTTGCGAATAAATTCGCGCATAAACTCAATTTCTTCATACCCACTATTTTCCGTAGTGGCGTAGGAATAGAGGTATAACCCAAACGGCAACCCGGCTTTGACGCAACCTTGAATATTTTGTACGGCTTTGTTATCTTCCTGTACGCCATATCCCGCGCGGATGATAACACCCTCTACGCCGTCGGCTTTGACTTTTTCAAAATCGATATAGCCATTATGGGATGAAATATCAATGATTTTCATTTTTTTACTTCCTCCTTATTTTGTAGTTGTTCTAAAGCGTCAGTCAGAAATGCTGGTAGTTTTACACCCATTTTTCCTAAGTTTTCAAGGATGGATATCCCTTCATTGCTGACGAAGAAATAGCAAACGCCCGCTCGGAAGATGTTAGTCTGACCTGTCATTGCGTCCAGCTGAACGCCGATAATCACGCAGACAAGAATCCCGGCTTTTTTGAAAATACCTGTTACCCATGAAGAATTGACATTTTTATTAATGAACGCTTGACCTGTTCCAGTCAGAATATCTAAAGCCATAAAGCACAGAAGAACTTTCAGAGGTGTGTCCAGCGAGCCAAAGAGGGAAGTGAGCAGAACGCCCACCCCCGCAATGATCGTATTTACTGGAACGCTTTTAATTTGATAGAGAATGCTTTTCATTATACTACACCTCCATAATTTACAGCGATTGCAGAAATGTTAATCGTCTTACCGGATTCAATAGCAATGTTATCCATCCCTACCCGGTATAATTCAATATTTCCGGAGTTGTTAACTTGAACAAATACAGGATATTTCTGCGCGTTATAATTCATCATACCAATAGCTACAAAAGAACCTTTTAATCCGCTTGAAGTGCCAAGAACCGTAGCGGCGTCAGAAATATTTAATGCTTTTGTAGTAGTGCCGTAGAAAGAAAATTGTGCCTGAACAAATTGTCCATTTAGTTTCAAACCTTGAATGATATTTGTGTATACGTCAGTGAAACTATCACTTGCGGTATTAGTTGTTTGGAAGGGAATAATATTATTTCCAGTTATAATATAACTTTCTCTAGCACCTGTATAAACAGTAGGCATTGTTACATTTTGTATTGAAGCTTCGTTAGGTACGGTAACTAAATAGATTGCTCCCGTAGGTGTACTACCATTATTTCTTGATAGCGGTTTAGCGATTGTAGACGCTGAATCTGGCGTAAGCAAGCAAATTTCTAAATGCCCTAATGTTTGTGCAGAATAGCATAACGCATTCACATTGAAAGAACCAGCCGCTATAGCAACGCTTACTTTTCCAATATTTGCATTAGCTTTAATTAAAGATAGTGATGCAGGAGTTGTCGTACTATCGTATGTCTGGTCAATAGTACAGTTCCAAAGACTAATATAACAATCAGTTTTTACATTGATTAAAGTCGTTGTCTTATTAGTAAATGTAATATTTCTTAAAAAGACGTTTGAGCAGTTAATGAAATATAAACCGCTTGTAATCGTATAACCGCTGGTTTCATTACCGATGATAGCGATACTTTCAGCGTGATAAGGGAATCCTGCGTTTGCTTCTCCTTCGCCAGTTGCATAAATATATACAGTTCCTGCTACATCCGGAATAAGTCTAAATGCCTGTCTTAAAGTTTGAACTGCGGTTTTTTCGGTTTTTCCGTCATTTGAATCATTACCAGTTTCGCTATTTACATAGATTTTAAGAGTCAATGCGTTTGAAACAACAGGGATAGCCTTTGTATAAAGTCTTCCTTGATCGTCTATACCTACAGCTTCCGTCTGAGTCGAGGTAGAAGCCGTGCCAACGATTCCACCTAGTGCATTATTAGTAGATTGTGATACACGAATTCCTGCTGTGCTTACATATAATCCGCTTCCCCTTCCTGCCGTATCCGGTTTAATCTTCAACCCATCTTCATCAACATTCAAACCAGAATTTGCGGCAAGCATAAGGCCATAACCTGCTGAACCTTTTTCCAAACCTCCGGCCGGGTCAATTTCAATATCCCCAGTTCCGCCGATCGGTTTTGTATACAGTTTACCATCCGTGCCAACGCCAACGGCTTCGGTTTGTTGATCTGTTTTACGAACACCGATAATCGACCCTCGTTTACCATCCGAACTAATAGGCGAGTATGTGCCTGTTGAACCTGTGGCAATTCCTGGGCCACCTTGCGCTGTTGAATCGCCCTTAATGGATAAACCCGTTGAGGTATTTTGTAACCCACCATTCGGGTCAATCGTTACTTCTGTACCACCGCCCGGGGCTGTCCATAATTTTCCTGTACCATCAATATGAACAGGCTGAGTGTCATTGGTATCTGTTCCATCTAACACCCCTAGTGCTGAAGGTGTCACGAATTTATTTAGATTCGTTGTGAAAGTAATCGTGGAAGTCGTTAAGATGGTAATTGGTTTGTTTAATTTAATAAGGAGCGTTCCTGAGGTTGAGCCAATAGCCAAGTCATAAGTGAACATATAAGTTTCTGAATTACCGTTATTTTTAGCTGCGCCTGTTCCAGTTCTCAAAATTTCCCCGAACATAGCATAAAGGTTTTTTCGCGTATCATCAGGTAAACCGATTGTTATACTATAAACGTTGTCTTGTTTGGATTTACCGTAAACATTAAATTCTATAAGGCCGTGTGGAAGGTAGACAACTAAATCCGTATAATTATTTAAACTACTTACAGAAAAGGCTGTTACTTTTAACGATCTTGTTGCAGGATACAGTGCCTTACCCGAAGAATTTTTCAAGAGAATATTTTTATCCATAAAATTTTCCTTTCTATTGAATAAGGAAAGGGGAAAGAAATCCCCTATTCCACAACTTCATACGTTAAGTCCGACGGCGCGGGTGTCGTAAACAGTTTTCCTGTTGAATCCATGCCGACAGCCTGTGTCATAGCTGAGGTTTTCGTTTCCGGCATAACGCCCCCGGTTCTTGTCGGTGAAGCTAAAGCAGGAATTGGATTTAATTCTTCTCCTGCACTGTTTTTCAACTGTACGATTTTACTAGCCATTAGTGACCTCCTCATAGGTTAATACTGTACCTAATTTTCCTTGTGAATCAATTTCTAAAGTGCTGTTCAAGTTCAGCATGAGATTTCCATTTTCATCCGTGATTAAACCGCCATCGGCTTTGACATCCATCTGAATATTGCCTGTTGCCGGGTCGACGGAAATCGGCGCTTTGACCTTGACTTTAAAATGCCCGGCTTCATCAAAATACAACGTTGAATTGTCTTCACTCGCGTTTTTAATCCAGCTCCACATTTCCGTGAATTCAGCTTTCAACCGGGTATAATCCGCCCAAAGGCTGGTTTCCAATGCTTCAAACTGGCTTTGAATCTGCGTTTTGAACGTTGCAAAATCAGCGTCCATCTGATTTTTATAATTCGTCCATTCTGTCGTCAGATTAGATTTAAACTCATTCAATTCATTTTCAGTGTTAGTCTTCCATGTATTCCACTCGGCTATAAATTCAGTCTTCCATGTATTCATCCCATTAATGAAATCCTGAATTTGTTTCTGCATGGCGGAAATCGTGGTGTTGACGTCATTCTTAAACTGTTCAAAATCCTGTGTCATTTTGTCAATGAAATCCTGAATTTTTGTATCCTGAGCAGTCAAGCGGTCGTCAACTTCTTTGTTATGGTCTGCGATAGCCTGCCGGACTTCAGCTTCAAACGCTTCAATTTGCGCATTAATGGATGTTGTAAAGTCGTTGAACTTTCCTTCCATTTCTGCGATAAAGTTCTGAATGGCAGTGTTGACCTCAGTTTTAAACTGTTCATAGTCTGCCTGCTGTTTGTTCCAAGCGTCGGTCATGTCAGCCATAAACTTATTCTGGGTTTCGACTAAATCTTTTTTGAATTGGTTGAACTCATCCGTCAAAGCGTCTTTTGTCGTATTGGTATACTCAACAAGACTATTGTAATAATCAACCAGTTTGTTATAGTCGGCCACCAGAATGTTAAACTGCTCCCACATCTGCATTGTATCTTCTAAAACAAGGGGTATGACATGCGTATAAACGGGGATGTTCGTACTTGTTTTTAAAGGCGATACATAGTCAGGCAGTTTTGTTACTGGTACTTGTTTATCCATTATTTCACCCCTTCCTAGTATATAAGCATGAACAGGTCATAGAGTTCATCTATAATCTGCATGTCGATATTCAGAAACGTTGCCCTGAATTGCGTTAATAAGGTTTGTTGACTGAACTGCAAGTTTCCTTTGCGTGTCTTTGTAATGTCTTCTTCATCCTGATAGTTGCCCGTATTGTTTAATGATCGGTCGCCTGTTGAACTTCCCTCATAATTTTCCTCTTTGTAATCACGCCATGTGGCATAGTCACGATCTGGAAAAATCTGAGAACGCGGATAATCATTGTGCGTCGTGCTACCATGCGTTTCACTTGTGCCTGTACTTTTTGTGTCCTCTTTGCTATCATCCTGATGTTGATTCTTCAAGGTTCGATCTGTCGTTTCCGTGTAATCAATCGGATTGATCGGGTCGATCTTGATTAATTCTGACGCGTAAAGCTGATTATAATAAGGCATAATCTCATTGAGTTTGGCTAGTAAACGATCGCGGAATAACTGCGGTGTTTCAACGCCGATTTCATACCACCAGTAATGATTCAAGATTTTCATGTTCAATTCCTGACGGTGGTCTTCAACCTCGATCGGGTAAGCGTCGGCTTCATTTAAGGTTAACCATGTGATCAACGCTTGCAAACGATCTTTCTTTGAGCCGGGCGGGGTATTTCCGGTCGCATTCCAAACGTACTTGGAAAGAGTGTCTAAAGTCAATGTATATTTAGCCATTTTCCTCATCCCCTCCCAGATTGTCCGGGCTTTCCGTATCGACTAAATTTTTAAGGTAATCGAAGGCGTCCATGCTCCAATCCGTAGTAAATTTTACTTGGATATCTGTTCCGAACTTCTCATTCACTCGCTCAAGACAGGATTCAACTTCACCGAAGATAAAACGCCGGGCAGAAATCACTGGTTCATTACTTGAAAAGGCTTCATTCGTAACAAGACGTTCTTTCTTCTCTGATTTTGAACTAATACCAATCCAGTTAAAGAAAGAATTCAATTCCTGATTCCATGCGTCAATCAGTTCCGTTACATGCGAGGGGACATCCGTAGCCAAGACTGACCAATTGTCAACGCTTAAACCTGAATCAACAACAAGGAAAGGTCGGTTCTCGTCTAATTGGTTAATCAAGTTCAGCACGGTTTGCACCTGCGATTTAGGGACAGACAGTACGCGAGGAATTTTGAACTGAGATATATTGATATCCAATGCCCGCTTAATCTGAAACAGTCTTGAAGCATACATGTTGATACGGTAGACAATCGGAATGCGCGTCTTATTCGCCCACACAAGAACGCCATCTTCCGGGACTTTGACTTCATCGTGAATTAATCCGTTCCGGGAAGTTGTTACCACTAACTGCGGGTCGCCATAGATATCCTCCTCGGCTATGTTGGACGCATAGAGAGCAACCAGTTTATTCAGGGCAATGTTACGATAGAAGCACAGGCAACCCTGCTCAATCAAGACCTGCAAACAATATCTTTCCGATATCCCATCTGGCAAGTTCTCCAACGCAATCAAGTTGACAAGATACTCATATAGCATGTTATAGATGTCTTGAATTGTCGCAATATTTGTGTATTCTACACCGTTAAGCAACAATCGCTTATTTCTCTTATTCCTCGACAATTCCAGTCACCCCATTATCTAAATCATATCGATACATTGTCGCTCCATTGTGCCATAACGTAACACCCCGGTCAAACATTCTCGCAATCCGTTCCCGGTGTTCGGATGGGATATTCCCACCAAAGTGAATGCCGTTCGTCTTCACATAGTTGAAGTTAGAACGACTGAACAGATTCGGCTTTTTGTAACGCATTGTTGGATAACCGTAACAGGTATACCAATCGTCAATCACTTTCGCAAATTCTGCGGTAATCGTCATTGGATAAAACCCAAAGGTCATAAAGTTATTCGCCATGTTCAAAGCCCCTGTTCCTGTCTGTCCACTGCTGACAGGCGGGCGATTCGACTTGTCGGCCAAGTCTGCGAACTGATTAGCAAGGCCGACGCCCGCGCTGGTCGCGGTTGCTACGCCAAGAACCGGATTCACAGCCATTAAGCCAATGCCCGCGACGGCTTTCGCCCCTTCCACAATGCCACCCATTAAGATAGAATTGTAGTTTTGTCCTAAGTAGTTTGCGAAAGCGTCATTGTTCCAAGTACAGGTCGGCCATCCGCTGAGGACGATTGAAGCGTCAAAGTTTGCCATCTGCCCGGCATAGTTTAACGGCGTACACCGAACCTGCGCCGGGCAATGCGGTGTGCCTACGGCTTGGAATTCACACGATCCTCCCTTGAATAACTCATAGCGAAGCTCCGCAGACTGTCCATTCTGGGTTGATACAATCAGATAGTTATAAGGATAATTGAACAGAATCTTATTTCGTGGTGTATAGCCGTCAATATCGGAAGTATTGATCGCAACGCTTTTCGTTAGCTTCTGTTCGGGCAGACTGGTAATCAAAGTGCCACTTCCTGCGCCACCAACAGTGAACGCCGGGCACATCCAGACGTTAGAAATAGCTTCGCCCCATCCTTTTTCATCCATCGACTTAACAAGTTCCTTAATGGCTTCGGTCTGATCGTCGTTAAACGCGTAATAGGCATTCCCTGAAAAAACGTTCGCAATTGAACCGCCGATCTGTCGTTCCGTTTCCGGGCCGTAGCTTTCCGGCTGGTAATCCGGCTTGTATTTCTTGGAAACCGCGACCAATGTCCGGGTTTCCGCAACTTCACTCCAGCCATCCTGTTGCCGGGCAATCATCGGTCCCGTAGGTAAACTATTGTTGACTAAAAGGTGTTCGAATAACTCATCACTGCCTGCGTGTTCGTACTCAACAAAGCTGGAATAATATTCAATATCAAACATATAGGTTTGGAATGAATCAATTTCAAAGATAACGCTTGTAACATTCGGATTCGTATAGTCTTTATCGACGATATACGCGAAGTAATAGCGACCGTCAAAATCTTCATTCTTAAACAACAAATAGTTCGCGCTGTCTACTCCGTCAACCTCCCGGTCAAATGACAACACCCGGTCTTTCTTAATATACTGCGCTTCCACCATCTGCGCAACGGCTTTCCCCTGAAAATAGGCAAGCTGAGCGGATTGGCTTTGAAAGATTAATTGGTGCTGATCATTCCGATCAAGAGGGATTCCAGCGATAAGCCATGCCTTACAAGTACAAATTCCGGCCATGATTAGTTACCCGCGACGGTGACTACACAAGTTGCAGTTTTAGAAGTATCAACCTCAGAAGTTCCAGTGATGGTAATCGTCTTCGCCGTTTCATCTTTTCCGACGATTAACAAGCCGTTTTCCATCATGACAGTATTTTTGCTTGCCTGACCTGCGATAGTATACGTTGATCGTGCGGACGGATAGTTCTCACCTGTTGCAATCGGATAAACCTGCAAGTAACCGCCTTTTTCAACGGTTGCCGTAGCCGGGGTTAATGCGTAGGTGTCGATTGTCTGTTGGCCAGATACGAACAGAACCGCGTTTCTGAATGCCGAAGTAGATAAGATTTTATGATGATGCCAGAACATGTTGAAGTACGCCTGCGACGCATTTTCAGCGACGGCCAGTTCCTTATACGTAGAATAGCACTGAAACCAACGGCGATCAACAACTGCGAACAGAACGCCCGGCATGTTAAAGTCATCAATGACAACCGTTCGCGCCAGAACCTCCGCTTTGTCCATCTGGAAGGCATTCGCCAAAACGTTAACGTCCATGTAGGCTTGTGTGCGAGGCGTCGTGATAATAATCTGTTCACTAATCGGCGTAGCCATATCGCGCTTCATGCTATTGTATTTTGTGGATACAAATTCCATCATGCCCGAAATCGCACGCAGTTCAACGGCTGCCTGTTCCGCAGCTTCCTTACTGTTGATATCCGGAATGGTAATCGTGTAGAATCCACCCTGTCCAGCGACTTCAGATACAAGTTCCTTCATATACTTGTAAATGTCGAAACGGTCGCCGTCATACAGGGATTTAGCAATCCGTGAATAATAGTCATAGATACCGGATTCCGTCAAGAACGCCTTCCGGATTTCCGGTTTAAATAAGGTCGCGGGATATTTTTCTTCAATCCGTCGGTTATGGAACAACTCCGCGACATCCGGAATTCTCAGTTTGTAAAGGTCATTTCCTTCCAGATATGGGTCATACGCTTCCGCCTTCGCAAGGTTGACCTGCCACTCCGCGACCGAAGCGCCAAACGGTAACTCCATCATAAATTCCGCCAGTGGATTCTTTACTTCATAATCCGCAATAATGGTTCTGCCGACACGGTTTAACAAGCGCACGAATTCATTCAGTAAACTCTGGTTCGCCGTTAACGTCTGACCGATTAAGACTTGATTTTCTGCCGTAGCCATTGGCACGCGTGACTGATAGTCACTGGAGGCTTCTTGCCGAACAGCATTCAAAATTTCTTCATTCGTTACTTTCATAGGTAATTTCTCACTCTCCTTTAATTTTGGCGATTAATTTTTCCATGGCGTTTTCTTCTTCGCCTGCCATGTTTTTGTTCTTAGCATTGCCTTCCGGACGTAGTCGCTTAGACAGTTCAAAGTTAAGCTTTGTCGCTTCGGTATACTTACCATTTAAGTCTTCAACTTTGGAAGTCAGCTCGCCGAATTCATTTTCAGTTTCTGACCATTTGTCGCGCGCTTCCTGACGGAGTGCGATTCTGCCGTTGTCGTCCAGTTCAGAACTTGAATAACGATCTAGAAATTCTTCAAATTCTGTCCCTGTCCATCTTCCCATAGCTTAAGCACCTTCCTTTCCTAACATTATTATAACACACTTGAATTGTACTTTTTAAATTACTTTTAATTTGACTTTATAGTGTACTTATGGTAATATAGTTATAGGGGAAGAACCCCTAGAAGGAGAAACAGAACATGACAGAAAGAATTACACACCGCATGACAGTGACAACCGTAACATTACAATGCACACGATTCGACCTTGAATCAGAAAGAGTTATTCTTGAAGACCCATTTAAAATTACAATCCCCGGAGCATTCAAGAGTGATTTTTCCTTGAGAAAGGCGATCGAGGAACGCTTAGGACATGATAATTATATTATCGTCGATTCAACTCGCTCTACCGTTAAAGCGTCAATCCCCACCTCGGATTTCCTGAGCAATCCTAATTTGATTACAGAAGAAGTTAACGAAAAGGAAGGTAACGAATAATGTCAAACGAAGTCATGACAAAAACAACTACTGCAATTGATGAATTAACAGGCGAAGTTACAACAATGTATTGCTCTATCGTACCGCAGGACGATAAGGACAAAGCAAGAATTTTTAACGCAATTAACAACACGGATGAACGTATCGCAGACCATAAAAATGAAGTGATCAACGTCACGGACGTAATCGCACATACCGTGGAAATGGCAGACGAACAGGGAAACATGATTCCTCAGACCCGCGTCATTCTGATCGATGATAAGGGAAAAACCTACGGCGCGACCTCGACAGGGATGATGAGCGCGTTAAAAATGATTTTCCCAATTGTCGGTATGCCACCGTATGCGAAACCGTTACCGCTGAAGATCGTTGAAAAAACAGGCCGTCGCGGTTATCGTTTCTTGAGCGTCGCAATCGAGTATAAATAAGAAGACGCGAAAGGGTGTCTATATCTCAATCCATGATTCAGATATAAGCACCCTTATTTCTTATAAATCTATTTTCTGCGACGATCTGTTATTCTTCTTTACATCCAAAGCGACGCAAAAAAGTTTTGAAGAATATTTAGATGAAAATAGAATTACAAAGGAATATAAACTAGGTTTAAACGAAGCAACGAACCTCTACCCGATATTTGATATCCTTCATTACGCAAAAAAGGAAAAGCGGGGTTTCAGAATACAGAAAGGGAGTAGAGTTTATACATGCCTAGACGATTTAAGATTTCTATGGAGGACAAACAGTTAATCCAACAAGCCAATCGCCGGATTAAAGCGAAGCAGTCACGCCTTAAAGCCAAAGGCTTTGACGTGATTCTGCCAACGAAACAACCAAAAGAATTTAATAGCAAAAAGCAAATTGAAAAATATCTTGAAGAACAGAATAAGATTTCAAAAACACGATATTATTATAACCGTAAAACGAAGAAGCTTTTACCCGCGAGCGATTACGGAAGATTACAAGAAGCGATCATGCGACGAAACAGGCTAGTAAAAGAACGATATGGAGAAGCGTTAGAAAGCGAATTCACAACGGCAGGAAGACCGACAGGAAACACGGTAGGTGCAATCGCAGGAAGTTTGAAAGCTGTAAGGCTTGGCAATACGAAATTCGACCCCCTGTTACCGCGCAATTTAACCGCGAATGATATTCGGGATGAAAAGCATTTACAAGAATTATTAGTCCGTTATAACCAACAAGCGCAAGAGGAATATTGGCAGGAAAGGGATGAACGATTAAAACAGAATTACATCGAATCCCTGTCCACAGCTTATGGGGATATCGTTCCGGAAGAAGTGGAAGAACTACAAGAAAAGTTAAAAGAAATGGATTTACAAGAATTCATGAAAGCGTATTATAGCGATGACATCGTGTCGATCACCTATAACTACACAAAAGACCCGAACTATTCCGAAGCTGAAAAATTAAACCGTATCATTAATGCGTGGAGTAGCAGGATGTGAACGTATATAGTTCAGACTTTGAAACAACCACCGACCCGAACGATTGCCGGGTGTGGGCGTGGGGAAGCTGTACTATCGACGATCCCTTCAATACGTTTGAATATGGCAATACGTTAGACGGCTTTATTGAACGGTTCAAAAATGAAAACAGCACACACTGGTTTCATAATGCAGGGTTTGACAGCGAATTTGTCATTCATTGGCTTTTAACACATGGGTTTGAACACCGGGAGAAAAAAGAACGAGGGACATTCACAACGGTTATCAGCCAGACCGGAATATTTTACAGCCTGAAAATTACATTCAAAAATGGGAAGACGCTAAAAATACTGGACAATATGAAAAAGTTTCCGTTCAGTGTCGATAAGATCGCTAAAGATTTTAAGTTACCGATTAAAAAACTAAAGGGACATATTGATTATGATTTATTTAGACCAGTAGGACATGTGCTGACGCAAAAAGAAATCGAATATCTAAAAAATGACGTTGTAATTGTCGCGTTAGCCTTAAAAGGAAAACTCGACGCAGGTCTGACAAAAATGACGCGAGCCAGCGACGCATTGGCCGATTATAAAGAAATCATCGGAAAAAAGACATTCGACAGTTGGTTTCCTATCCTCGACCTGAATCTGGATAAAGATTGCAGGCAATCCTACAAGGGAGGTTTCGTCTGGGTCAATCCCAAGTTTCAAAACAAACGGATACAAGAAGGAATTGTGTTTGATGTCAACAGTTTATACCCATCGAGAATGTTGCTTGAAACGCTACCCTATGGAAATCCGATCGCCTATGAAGGGGAATATCAACACGACCCGGAATATCCATTATTCATTGAATATATCCGTTGTCGATTCCGTGTTAAAAAGAACCATATCCCGACGATTCAGCTAAAAAATAACTTCATGTTCCGGAACTGTTCGACAGAATATCTGACAACCAGCGTTAACAGTTTAGGGCAGGATGAACCTGTCGCCATGGTTATGACCTCCGTCGATCTGCAATTATTCTTTGATCACTATGACGTTTATGACCTTGAAAGAGTTCGAGGATTAAAGTTCAAAGCGTCAAACAACCTGTTCACCGAGTATATTAATAAATGGGGTCAGGCGAAAGTCAACGCAACAACGCCAAGTGAAAAGCAGAACGCAAAGGACATGCTAAATTGCTTATATGGGAAGTTCGGTAAAAACCCTGACGTGACAAGCAAAATCCCTTATCTTAAAGAAGATGGTAGCGTAGGATATAAACTTCCAACTTATACAGAAATTAATGAAAATGGGGAAGAAGTAATAAAGACAGCGCAGGAACTTTCAGACCCAATCTATATCCCGATTGCAAGCTTCATCACCGCCTACGCCAGAAACGTAACGATCAGAACAGCTCAGAAATTATATGATCGAATTATCTATTGCGACACTGACAGTATTCATTTAGTCGGAACTGAAATCCCGGACATTGATATTCATGAAAGCCGATTAGGTGCTTGGAAGCATGAAAGCACGTTCTGCAAAGCACGCTTTATCCGGGCGAAAACCTACATCGAAGTTATTGAAATTGATGAACCGTCTTATAAAAAATTCATCGACAACGGTAAACGAGCCTTTGTATATAGTTCAAAAGGAAAATATTTTGAAAAGAATATAAAATGCGCTGGTATGCCTGACAACATCAAAGAAACAGTCACCTTCAAGAATTTCAAAATCGGATTTATTTCAGGAGAAAAATTAGTCCCTTCCCATGTCCCGGGTGGAATTGTTCTTGTAAAAAGGCCGTTTGAAATCCGACCATAGGTATGCTATAATAGTAGTGTGGGCAATTCATACTATTATCGTAACTGTGCCGGGATTTCAAGGTTGAAAAACACCTCCGGAGCAGAAAAGGGTTGAAATCCGTGCGTTAAGGGTGATTCTGTCCGCACTTTTATTTTAGGAGGTTCATTATGTGGATTAAAAAATCAATCGCTGAGATCCCTACAACCAAGCACCCATTAGAAGTCGTTGAAGATTTAATTACGACAGGTTCTATAACCGACATTTCATTAGAAATAGACGATATCGGGACTGAAAATGAATATGTGAAAATCATGTTTAAAAATAAAAAAGGGGAAGTTAATACCCTAGAAATGGAGTGGAAAGACCTGTGAAACAGAATACATTCATTATAAACACAAAATTAAATGAAGATGAATTAATCGAACTTATAGAATGGTATATTCAAACAATGAAAAAAATTGCATTTTCAGATTCTGACTATTTGAAGTCCATATTAAATCAAATTAATAACCATGATATATCAGAATTAAAAAAGATTATCGAAGTCAAAGAAGACGAAAATCGCGAACTGAATGCGATCATCGACAGATTGTCAGAAGACAATGAAAGATTAAATGAGAGAATTGAATCGTGTCGTATCATTCATAAAGCATTACTGAATCAAATTTACGGAAAGAAGGGGAATTAACAACCCCTTTTTATAATATTCAGTTGAGTATCAAAAATTAGATAAAAAATATTATGCGAAGTTATAATATACTGTATTTTGTATATTCCTATGTTTCACGTGAAACCCTGTCCCATTCCTCCCCTTCCGGCCCTCTCGGCTATGGCAGGCTATGGCCCGGAAGGCTATGGCATGATCATGATCACAATGGCTCGGCACACAGCACAACCACACCGCACCCTGCACCCTCGTACAGTACGCTACTGTACTTCACTTGAGTTGCCAGCCATGCACCACACACTGCCTTCCTGTAATGCTCAGTTGAACGCACCACACACCCGCACCCTTGTTTAGTATTACTATACTTTTGTTTAGTGATACTAAAAACTCAGATGGGGTAACAAGGGATAAAAACTTCAAATAC